TGTGATACTATCCGTACGCAGGATCTTGTGTGCTCTTACATAAGACACTTTTCACAGTTTGGGCATGTAATTTTCGAAGGCTTGATCATAAGCCATACGTTTAGCAGATATGCTGCTCTGTGGAAAGAGTTGACAGATTATGGCATGCCATTCGTATTCGCTTATATGGATACATCATTGGAAACGTGTATTGAGCGTGTGAAGGCACGTCGTATTGCCAAGGGTAACATGAAACCATTGAACACTGTCAATACGGAAAGCACCTATCGTACTACCTGGATAACAATGGATAAATTCAATGCTGCCGGGATCGATACTATTATTATCAAACACAAGAAGGATCCTGTGATGCAGATCATCAATCTCTTGGATCGTGACAAAGATTTACTATTCGAACACAGTTACAGGGAGCAAAAGTTTACATGATGGAAATGGAAAAACAGTTCTTCGAGTTTATAAAAGAGCGACATTCTATTTATATTCGTAGGACTGGAGGAGATCCGTGGCCATGGACTAAGGATCCTATACTACAACAGTATAAATTCACTAACATATTTCGTGAGCTGGACACTGGCACAATATTCTGCAGGGAATGTATCCGGGAACCATATGCTGATAATGAGGAACTGTTTTTCAATGTTGCATGGTATCGGTTGTTTAACTGGATTCCCACTTATCAGGCTGTTGGATTTGTTGAGCATTGGGATCGTGCATATATGGAAGGTATTGTACGGGCACGACGTGATCAAAAAATGAAAATATTCACTGGTGCACATATGCTCTCTGGTACATTGGGTGGCGACAAGATCCATCAAATAGTGGATATTTGCATCGATAAACTTTGGGTTAATCGCCAGAACCTCGTGCCAGTACCTTCTAGCAGCCTCCAGGGAGCCTTCCAGCGGTTTTGTAGTAAGAGTCCGGGGTTTGGGCCATTTATCGCATATGAGGTCATTACAGACCTCCGGTGGACTCGCTATCTGAAAGATGCTCCGGACATAATGACCTGGGCTAATCCTGGTCCGGGTGCGATACGCGGCATGACCAGGATGATGGGATTGCCTGTGCGTGGTGTTCATATCAAGAAATTGCCTAAGGAACAATACATTTCCATTATGCAGCAGTTATTGTGGCATTCCTACGATTGCTTACCGGACTGGATCCCGGGTATGGAGATGCGTGACATAGAACATTCACTGTGCGAGTTCGATAAGTATGAACGAACACGGTTGGGAGAGGGACGACCACGCAGTAAATTCATACCTCCACACTTGAGGTTGCAAGTTTAGTTAATTATGAGAGGCGATTTATATTATCACGAAAAGCGTAAGGATTACACAGTTGCCACAGCAATAAAGGACATGTTGGCTGTGTTTAAAAAGAAACACGGTTATTGGCCTAAATCTGTGGTTCTGTGTAATAGGGATGTGTACGATGAGCGAATGCTTGCGGCGATTCCCATTCCTTATGTTTTGGTGAAATATATTCCATCTCGTCATTTTATGTTAATTCCTGTTATCAATCGTATACCAGTTGCGTTTTCCAAAGAACGGAGGCCAGTATGAGCGAAGACGTTGATACTAAGTATGGCAATTTGAAACCTATCCTTGGGCAGTCCCATATAGAAGATACTGCAAAGATTGCCAAGGCACTCATGACACTTCACTGGTGGAAAGAGCAACAATATGATAGGTCATTTGCCAAACGTGGAGAAACTGGTGTATTCCATAATCTTGCCAGGAAATTTGATCGTATTGAGCATGACATGTCACGTGATGTTATTGATGCATCAACAGTTGATGCTATTGCGGATCTGGCAGTATATGCGGTAAAATGGATGGATATACTTTGCAAGGTACATCAAAGTGCAGTTATTGAATGGTTGGAAAATGTATATTGTCCAGCAACTGGTGCATTATTATCAACTGCCAAAATAGAGTTTGGGATAAACGAAGATGAATTCGAGTCCATCCCAGGATAATGAATCCTGTGTAAAGTGTGGATTGTTTGAAGGATGCAGACGTCCGTTCATGCGTGCATCTGGCTCCAAGCATCCCAAAATCCTCATCGTTGGAGAGGCTCCAGGTGAGGAAGAGGATAATATTGGAAAACCATTTGTGGGTAGGTCAGGCCAGCTGTTGCGGGATGCTATCGATTCCCTGGGATATTCCGATGAGGAAGTGACATACACAAACGTTGTACGCTGCCGGCCACCCAACAATAAGATTACTAAGAAAGCGATAGGTTACTGTAAACAGTTCGCTCTGGCTGATATTGAGCGGTTGGATCCGGAGATGGTGTTTGTCCTTGGAAATAGTGCGTTGGAAGGTATACTTGATCAGACAGGGATTTCTGCCTGGAGTGGGGTTGTAGTAAACAAAGAGCGAAAGTACATTCCACTATACCATCCGGCATATATCCTGCGGAACATTGGCATGTTTGATGAATGGACTGAGTCCATGATTACAGCCATAGATTCCAAAGAAGCTAAACAGAAATTCGTGCGGATGTATCCAAGGACAATTAGGGATCTTAAGGAAATGGAACAGTTCCTGCTGAATGTTCCTATGATCTCATTTGACAGTGAGACCCACGGTAAGGATCCATTCCAGGAAGATGCGTGCATACTGTCGGTATCGTTTGCTGGTGTCCGGGAACCATATAAGAATTCGTACTCATTTCCATTATTTCATCCAGATTCATGGTGGAGCGAGGAAGAGCGTGCCACGGCTGTTGAAATCGTTTGTAATATCCTGTACAACCATATGCACATCGTTTGTCACAATGCAAAGTACGATCAGATGTGGATGAATGTTCTACATGACGCTGCATTTTATCCATCTGATGATACTATGATGATCAGTCAACTGTTGAATAGTCGTCCAGGGTTGCATGGCCTAAAACGTCTTGCCGGTGTTTATGTCAATATGTACGATTATGCTCAGGATTTGCATGCTTATATTGCTGAGCACAAGGAATGTGATCCTGAACGTGGTGGATCTTATAAACTTGTTCCACTGGAGATGCTGATACCATACGGTAGTATGGATGCCGAGGCAACTATCCTGGTGTATGAAAGGTTATTTCCAAAACTGTCTGATAAGCAGAAGATTCTGTATAGGCAACTAGTAATGCCAGTGTCGGATGTGCTGTGTAATATGCAGGTAGAGGGAGTGGTCATTGACAAGTATCTTGCTACTAGGTATCATATTCTGTATAGCATGCGGCAACAGGAAATCTATGATGACATTTCCAAAGACAAACTTGTCAAGAAAATGATTGCGAAACGTGTCAAAGCTGATAAGAAGTATGTGTTCAATCCCAACAGCCATGATCAGTTGCGTGAATTGTTTTATGATTATTATGATTTGCCTATTACGGTACTTACTGATGGAGGAGCACCATCTACTTCAGGTGATGTCCTTAAACCATTTGCGGATAAATTTCCAATAGTGAAACAGGTACGGTATTATGGATTGCTGGATAAGATGCTGTCAACCTATCTTGGACCATCATTGAATTTGCCTGGCAGTAATGGCTGGGCACGAGGTGATGGCAAGGTAAATTCCCAATATATTCTTGGTGGTGCTGTGACAGGACGTCTGGCAAGCAAGAATCCTAACCTGCAGAATATCCCCACTCCTGAGAAGGAGCCTGGTACAATGCTGGAGACATTACCAATAAAGAACATTTTCACTGTTCCGGATAAGGATCATGTGATCATGTCCCTGGATTATTCTGGCATGGAACTGCGGTGCTTTGCTTCCCTGGCAAAGTGTCATGCCATGATAGACATTCACAAGTCAGGCAAGGATTTCCATACGATGGTTGCCAGTATGGTATCCGGCAAGCCATATGATAAGATTGACAAAGCAACTCGTTATATTTATAAGTGGACAAACTGGACATTGCTGTATGGTGGGGATGCTTATACACTGAGCAATATGTATGGGATTCTCATTAAACAGGCTGAGCGGTCAGTTGCTCAGTACTATGACCAGTTCCCTGAGGTGCTAGAGTTCAAGGACGAGTGTGAAAAGTTTACAGTTGAGCACGGTTATATAGAGAGTCCATTTGGTCGTAGGGAATTGCTTCCTTACATCAAGGATCCTTCTGGCGAGATGCGCAATAGAGCTATCCGGGAGGCAGTGAACATGCCAGTCCAGTCTGTAGCCAGCGATACTCTCTTAATTGCCATGGTTATTATAGCTATATTGATTTCCAAAATGAAATTGCGAGCAGTGTTAGTGAATACAGTACACGATTCTATTGTGCTTTATGTGCACAAAGATGATGTTTACAAAGTTGCAGAATTATGTAAATATGTTATGGAAAATGTCAAAAAGTGTGCCAAAAAGTACATGCCTGGGATTGACTTCTCATGGCTTATTTGCCCATTGAAAGCAGATGTAGATATAGGCACGCATTATGGTTCGCTTGTACCATTGGAGGAATGGAAATGATAAAAGATCCTGAAGAGCAATATGAGCCGGATGGGACTGGCACTTATACAAATGGAGAGACAACCATCACGTACGATACGGATGGCGACCAGCATGTGGAGGTGAATGATGATTAGTGTAGGTGATACGTCCATTTCCATTATTGCTAATGGTAAAGAGAAGACATACGATATTGGCAAGATCTTTGATATCAATGAAAACGATCTTACCAAAGAGTTTACTTCCCAGGCCACGATTTACGCATACTTTGCTACTGCTCTAGCACAGGCAGATTATGATGCCAGTGTTGCCAGTATGGTACAGGAGCAGACCTATGCGGATGCTGACCAGTTTTGCCGTGAGGATTTGAATAAGGCTGGCACGAAATATACTGAGGGAGTCATCAAGTCTATGGTGCAGCAAGATGAGGAATATTCTGGTGCTGTCCAGGCTGAATTGACTGCTAAGTATAATGCACGTGTGCTTAAGGCAATAGTATCAGCAATGGAAATGCGTGCTCAGATGCTAATCTCAGTCGGATCTCACATCCGGCACGAGTTAGATATGACTGGCATGAATATCCGAGAGCGACAATTCAATAAAACCGTGGATGACGTGAAGGATACGATTCGCTCCCGAAAATCCAAGGGAGAAGTTTAGTACTGTAGGAGATGAAAATGACCAAAACATTTGAATTAGATGACAAAGGAGAAATTGCCAACACTACGCAAATCAACACTACGCAAATGTCTCCAGCCAAGCCAAAGAAGTTGGATGCCAACAAGCAGGTTGATTTCTATACTGCACTTCAGGCTGTTGACGATGGCAAGAGAACTGCTACAAAGCAGGAATGGAATGACACAGCTATTATCATGAAGATGGTGAATGAAACGTTGTGCATAAACTGTACTGATGGCAAGTTCGACGGTATATGGCATCCATTTACACTTAGGAAGCCAGATATTGATGGCAAAGATTGGATTGTATTTTAGTTCCTTACCACGCCAGTTTGAGGCTATGCTAATGGGATCCTCCTTCCCTGGCGGGATTTCCATTCAGATACGGCTCAGTCCAAAACATAAGTGAGGATCCAGGTTCGAGTCCTGGGGCTGGCACTGCGGCAAATTATTGCCAAAACAAAAATTTTACTTAGTTACAAGGAGACTGAAATGGCTGTGAAGAATGCAACAAAAGCACTATCAAGGGAGGAAAGGTTAGCACGACTCAAGAAGAAAATGGAGTCGGTTGACCTGGGTGGAGGAAAAGGATTCTGGTCACCCAAACAGGGACGTAACATTATCCGCAT